AGACCATCACTACCGCCGGTCTGGCCGCAGGCGGCGCGCTGAACCCGGAGCAGGCGCAGAAGTTCATTCAGCAGACCTTTGAGGCAACTCCTTTGAGCGGCCTCGTCCGCCATGAGCTGCGCAAAGCAAAGACCGGCGAAATCGACAAGATTGGCGTCGGCCGCCGCCTGCTGCGCAAAAAGACCGAGAACACGGACGACGGTTATCGTTCCGGTGTCAAGCATGGCAAGCTGGAATACGCTTGCACCCCTGTCCGCCTGCCGTGGGAAATTACGGAGGAGACCCTGCGTGAAAACATCGAGGGCTCCAACTACGAGACCATCGTAACCAACCTGATGACCCGTCAGATTGGCTGCGACCGCGAGGACCTGTGCCTCAACGGTGACGAGAAGTTCGCCAAGGTCAAGGAGTTCAGCTCTTCCGCATCCTACACCGCAGGCGACCTCGTCGCATACAACGACAAGGTCTACCAGTACACCGCCGCCCACACTGCAGGCGCATTTGACGCAGGCGAGGCCACCGAGCTGGGTACTGTCGATGACGCCGACTTCCTCAAGGTGAACGACGGCTGGGTCAAGCAGTTCAAGGAGGGCGGCCACGTCGTCGATGTGTCCGGCATCAACTCCGGCGCGATGGTTCTGGACGTGTTCTACAAGGGCCTGCGCGCAGTCCCTGACAAGTTCAACAACGGCTCTCTGCGCTGGCTGATGTCCCCCCACCGCCGTCAGGAATGGGAGCGTTACATCCTTAATCAGGCAGTCACCGCAGGCGGCATCATCACCGATAAGCGCGTCGAGAACCCCGCCAGCGTCCCCGTCATCGAGGTCCCGGCCCTGCCCGATGACGTTATCATGCTGACCGACCCGAAGAACCTCGTGGTCGTCAACTCCTATGGCGTCGTCATCCGCAAGACTACGGAGGGCCCGGAGGCCATCTATCAGGACAAGCGTTTCTACGTCGTGCATTTCGACTTCGACACGCTGGTCGAGGAGCTGGACGCAACGGCCATTGTGACCGGTCTGGCATCCATCTGACAGGAGGCAGGACGCTATGCACCTTAGACTGATTAAGGGCCTGTCCTATGATGGCGTTGCGCGCGCCTCTGTGGCGCATCCTGACGTCTTTGTGGACGACCCCGAGAAATATTCCGCACTGCTGGAAAGCGGTTATTTCGAGGCTCTCCCTGACGCCCACACCGTCACCGGCCATCTGGACGCCGACTTCCTCGGCGAGATGGACGAGGAGCAGCTCAACAAGCTCGCCGACGAGATGGGCGTGAACACCACCGGCAAGGACAAGGCGGAGGTCGTCGCGGCCGTCGCCGAGGAGCCCGTGGAAGTCCCCGACATTTCCAAGATGAAGCTCGACGAGCTCAAGGAATTTGCCGAGGACAACGGCATCGACCTGACTGGCTGTACCACTAAGGCCAGCATTTTGCAGAAGATTCAGGAGTATGAGGCGGATGCAGCCGCAGCGGCCGCCATCATCAACCCGGAGGACTAATGGCCGAACGGCCGTGGGTCACGCCGGAGGCACTCAAAGAGTACACAGAATTTGAGGAAGTAAAGAACCGCGCCGACAGCAAGCTCAAAATTGACATTTCCCGGGCGGAGAGCTGGGTCATCGACTACTGCAACAACAGATTCGACGACCCAGAGAAATACCCCGAAATCCCGGAGAATGTCAAGACGGCGGTCCTCCTTATCGCGGAGGCATACGCCCACAATGCCGTTGAGCAGACCAAAGTCCGCCTCAAAAGCGAGACCTTTGACGACTACTCCTACACGGCAGAGAGCAGCATCATCGACGTCGGGAAACTGGGCGTGGAGAGCCTGCTGGACGATTACGTCGTCGTGCAGCCGCTCAACGGCGTCACGATGCGGTTAAGGAGCCTCTGAGCCAATGGCTATTGAGGACTTCTTTGACCATCGTTGCAGTATCTACCACACCCAGCAGGAGAGCGCGAGCCCCGGCTACGGGCTCCCCGGCTCCCCCAAGTTCAAGTACCCCAAACAGCCGGACCTCGAAGAAGTCCCGTGCCATTTCGGAGTGCGTAGCGCGTCCATCCAAATCGCCCAGCAGCAACCGCAGAACGATATGGACAGCGACATAAAGCTCACGCTCCCGGCAGGAACGGACGTCAGGCTCAACGACAAAATCGTCAGCAGCGAAACAGGACTCGAGTACACCGCAGGTCAACCGCGAAACATCCGAGGGCATCACATGACGGTAAAGATATACCGCACGGCCCAGCAGAGGCCATTGTAATGGCGCAGGTGACATTCGACACGGTGGAACTCGAGAACTTCGTGAAGCGGCTCGGAACGGCCGCGCAGGGCGATTTTAAGCGGTCTTTGAACGGATTTTTACAGGGTCTCGGTATTGAGTTTCTTCGCATTCTGCAAGATGAAATTGTTCGCCGGAACGTGCTGGACTATCGGCTGCTGCTCCACAGTTTCCAAAAAGGCGACAAAGAGAACATCTGGACGCTCGACGAGAACGGCCTGACCCTTGAGGTCGGCACGAACGTCGAGTATGCCAAGTTCGTAAATGACGGCCACTGGACCAACCCGAAAGGAGTGGAGAGGCGTTTTGTTCCCGGACACTGGGAAAAGGCGAACGGAAAGGACCGCTTCATCTACACCCCGGGCGAAAAGACCGGGATGGTCCTAAAAATGAAATGGGTGGAGGGCTCCCATTACTGGGAAAGCTCCATCAAAATCCTCGAAAAGCTCTACCCGGAGCTGCTTGAAAAGAAGCTGCAAGGCTGGCTGGACGAGTATTTCAAGGATTTTTTGTGAGGTGAAACCTATGGCTGCCTTAGAGCAGGAAATCGCAAGCGTTATCCGCTTTGTCTTAGACTCGGTTCCCGGGATTACGCCGTACTATTGGAGCATCCCGGAGGGATTTATCATCCCCTCTGTTTTCTTTCCGCAGCCGGAGCTTACACCACGTGGCGACACGTTGCTGTCTTATGCAGTGGAATATAACTTGTACATCAAGTTCTTTTCCGGCACCGACGAGGATGCGTATTCCAACGCGGCGACGGCACTCAACGCCCTCTGTGCAGCCCGTCTGCTGGTCCCGCTCATTGACGAGACAGGAGCAGCGGCAGGAGGCGGATTGCGGCTCAAGGACCCGGGAGGCGTAAAGAAAGTGGACACCGGCGTAGTTCAGTTTGCCTTAACGTGGGACAGCCGCCGCCCGTACAATGTAGCAAATTACCAGAAAGTGATGAGCTACAACCTCGACATCAAAATGGGCGAGGAAAAAACTGAATAACAGGAGGTATCTGCATGGCAGAAAAGAACGCAAGCGCAGCGGAAAAGCCTGCGCAGAAGTTCCCTATTGAGCGTCTGGCAAGTGCTTGCCGGACGCTTTTTAACGTATCAGCCAGCACGTTCGCAGGCGCAACGGCTGGCATGACTGGCGAATACACCGTCAATGAAATGCAGCAGCATATCAATGACTGGCTGGGGAAGGAGGCGCGTGTCTAATGGCAGGCGGTAAATATGATAAGCTGGCTGGCAAGACGCGGCCGGGTACATACATCAACTTCGAGAGCGAGCGCAACGACGTTGTCGGCAACTCCGAACGCGGCATCGTGCTGCTGCCTCTGATTGGCTACGATTTTGGCCCTGCCAAGACGCCCATCACCCTGACGGCAGCAGCCCCGGATGCTTACAGTGTGGAACTCGGCCGCAGCGTGTACGACACGACCGAGAAGCACATGCTGCTTATTCGTGAGGCTTTCAAAAAGGCCTCCAAGGTCATCGTCTACATTACGGAGGATGGCACGGCCGCAGCTGGCACGGCAGAACAGCTTACTGCAAAGGCCAAATATGGCGGCCCTCGTGGTAACGACATTCACGTTTCGGTCGTCGAGAACCCTACCGGAGGCTTTGATGTTACCGTATATCTGGACGCAGATGCGACCGCTGTATACGAGGGCGTTAAGACTATCGAGGAACTTCGGGAGGCTGCCAGCGATGACAAGCTGGTTACTTTCTCCGGCACTGGTGAGCTGACCGCTATTGCTGGCCTCAAACTGACCGGAGGTGAAAAGAAAGCAGGCTCCAACGGCGACGTGACGGCGTTCGTTGATAAGATGGAGGGCATCCACTTCAACACGCTTTGTTTCCCCGTTACGGAGACGGCCCTCCAGACCGCAGCTATCACCAAAATCAAGTATATGCGCGACAGCATGGGCAAGGGTGTGAACGTCGTCCTGCCTGATGCAAAGACACCCGACCACGAGGGCGTCATCAATGTTACCAACTCGGTCGTTGTGGACGACGTAGAACTGACCCACGCGGAGGCTTGCGCATTTATCGCAGGCATTACGGCAGCCGCCAGCTGCGTCAAGTCCAATACCTATGAGCTGTACAACGGCGCGACCGACATTGTGGACCCGAAGGATAATGAAGCAGCTATTGCCGCTATCAATAACGGCGAGATGTTCTTCTCCTACTCCGAGGCAGGCAATGTCATCATCGAATACGACATCAACTCCCTCATTTCCTTCAACAAGCCGAAGGACAAGACCTATCGGAAGAACCGCGTTATCCGTGTGCTGGACTCCATTCAGGAGACCATCCAGAACAACTTCCCGCCCAACAAGTACGACAATAGTCCGACAGGCTGGTCTGTTATGAAGGGTATCGGCCAGACCATCCTCAAGCAGTACGAGGAAATGGGGGCCATCAAGAACGTGGACTATGACGCGGACTTTAATATCGACGAGAGTCTGAGTAGTGGCGATGAAGTTTATTTCATTGTTGCCATCCAGCCTGTGGACTCGGCCGAGAAGCTGTACTTCACCGTCAAGACCCGCTAAAGGAACAGGAGGTAAGTTATGCAGTACAACAAGAATCCCATCAGCCTCCGTGAGGGCCATGCGTTCATCGACGGCGTCGAAGTTCTGGACAGCGTGAAAATGACCGTCAACTTTACGCCCGAAACGTGGACCGGCCGCCAGCTCGGCGAGAAAACGCCCTCCACGCGCTGGATTGGTGCGACCATCACCGGCAATATGACCCGGCGCAGGACGACCAACTGGCTCAAGACGAAAATCAAAGAGTATCTGGCATCTGGCGCGACTCCGGAGCTGGTTATTCAGGGCATCATGGATGACACGAACTCGGATTTCTATGCGGCCCACGGCTCTGACGTGCTGACCTGCGTCGGCTGCGTTATGACCGGAGACCTGCCTCTGACCGCGCTGGACGCAGAGAGCAGCGGCGTTGTTGATGACGCCATCGCATTCAACATCAAGGATATTATCTGATGTGACCGGCATTCATGTTAGCCACACGAGTACGGAGCCCTTCCAAGGCGGAGGGGCTCCATTTTTATTTTGGAGGAAAAGCTATGAGCAAGAACCTGAAATATTTCATGCGCGAAGCATCTGACGTTGAAAAGGTTGTCACCGTTCCGGCCCCGGAGAGCTTCAAGGACGAGAACGGCAAAGTCATTCAGCTCGAAGTCAAGGTCCTGTCCTCCGAGCGCATTCGTGAAATCAACGAGGCTTACCACACTCGGAGCATCGCGCTGGATGGCAAGGGCAACCCGTATATCAGCGGCGGCAATGTGGTTTTCCGCGACGAGCGCGACAACGCGAAGGCCACCCGCCACATCATCGTTGATGCGTTGCAGTACCCCAAGTTGGACGACCCGGAGCTGATGAAATACTACAACTGCGTGGACGTCACCATGATGCCGGAGAAGGTTTTCTCCCGCGCAGACGAGTTCGCCCATGTCACCCGCGTTGTTATGGCCCTGCTGGGTATCGGCGGCCAGCTCTCCGAGGAGGAGCAGAAGCAGGCCGACGAAAAGGAAATTGACGACGCAAAAAACTGATTCGCAGCGCGGGCAGCGAGACGTACTGGGCCCATGTCCTGTGGCAACGGCACGGCCTCCGACCGGAGGAGTTCGACCGGATGACTCGGAGACAGAAGCTCTTTTACATCGCCTCCGAGCAGGAGGAGTCTGCGCACCCGTGCAGGCGGGACATAATCCGGTAAGGTGACGGGAGGACATTATGGCGACTTTGAAAGTTACATTCAAGGCCATCGACGAGATTTCCTCCAAGTTTGACGAAATGACTCGGAGCGGTGAGCGAGCGCTCGAAGCGTTCGAGAACACTGGCACGGCGGCTGACGGAGCGTTGAGCAAAGTCTCCCGCACGGCCACACAGACCGCTAAAAGTGCCGATACCGCTACTGATTCCGTCGATGACCTGTCCTCGGCCATCGGGGACTACGAAAAGGCCACCGGTCAGGCGGCCGATTCTGCCGAGAATCTGTCCGAAAAAACGACCGAGACCGAGAAAAACCTCGACGAGGCAGCGGAGGCAGCCCGTAAAGCCTCGGAGGAAGTCGAGAAGTTCGGTGATAAATCCGAGGAATCTGGCAAACAGAGTGAGGAATCGAGCAAAAAGAGCCGCGACGGCATCAAGGAGCTGCAAGGCGTCCTTGCGTCGGCCGGAATTGCCGCCACTCTGAACGAGATTAAAAACGGCTTTTTTGACTGCTCCGAAGCGGCCGCGCAGTTCGAGACCTCCACCGCAATGGTCGCCACTATCGCGGACACAAGCCAGAAATCCTTGAGTGACATCTCGAAAGAGGTGCGCACCTACTCCAATGAGACCGGCGAGGCAGCCAGCGATATGGCGGAGGCAACCTATCAGGCCATTTCCGCCAGCGTCAATACAGCGGATGCGGCGTCCTTTGCAGGAACCGCGACCAAACTGGCCGTCGGCGGCTTTACGTCGGCGACTACGGCCGTGGACGTCTTGACGACAGCCATCAATGCCTACGGCCTCGCGGCGTCGGATGCAACGCAGCTTTCCGACTACCTTATCACCACCCAGAACCTCGGCAAAACGAGCGTGGACCAACTGGCGCAGAGCGTCGGCAAGGTCATTCCTCTGGCGTCTGCGTACAACGTCCAGATGGACAATCTTAGCTCGGCTTACGCTGTCCTAACCGCCAACGGTATCGCTACCGCAGAAACCGGTACCTACCTCAAATCGATGCTGAATGAGCTCGGCGACACAGGCAGCGACGTTTCGGAGGTCCTGCTGAACTCCACCGGCAAGACCTTTGCGCAGCTCATGGAGCAGGGCTATTCACTCGGCGATGTGATGGCAATGCTGGGCAATGCGGTAGACGGAGACAGCACCGCGTTCAACGCCCTGTGGAGCTCCACAGAGGCCGGTATCGGCGCGCTGTCTCTGTTCAACGCAGGAGCCGACAAGTACAACAGCGTCCTCGATTCCATGCGTACCAGCGCAGGCGCAACCGAAAAGGCATACTCCACGATGGCAGACACGACCGACAAGAGCAAACAGCGGATGGAGAACTCCTTCAACAACCTGAAAATCTCTGTCGGCGACGTGCTTAACCCCGCGCTCACGCAGGTATACGAGGGATTCACCTCGGTATTTGCGGGCATGAGCGATTTTGTGGACGAGCACCCGGCCGTCGTAGCGGCTATTTCGGCCATTGCGGTTGGCGTGGGCGGATTCACCGGCGCGCTGGCTGCCTACAACATTGCCACCACGGCTGCGAAGTTTGTGACGGAGGCATTCACCGCGACACTGGCAGCTAACCCGTTTGTCCTTGCGGCCGCAGGCATCGTTGCTGTCACAGCGGCAGCCGTCACCCTAACCGGAGTTCTGATTACCCAGAGCGACGAGTACGAGGGCATGACGGCTACCTGCCGCGACCAGTACGACGAGCTGCAAAACCTCAACGACCAGTACAACGCAGCCTGCGAACAGTACGGAGAGAACTCCGAGGCTGCCAACAGCCTGCGCTACCAGCTTGACCAGCTCAACGACGAGTTTGAAGCCAACCGGCAGACCGTCAAGGAGTTTGTGGCTGAGTGCGACGGACTCGTCGAGAGCCACAACAAGGTCATGGACGCCTACAACAGCACCACCTCGAGCATCAAGGAGCAGGAGCTCGGTACACTGGCCTTGACGCAGCGGCTCGGGGAACTGGCCTCGCAGAACTCGCAGACGACGGCGAGCTACACGGAGATGAAAGCTATCATCGACCAGCTCAACGCCGACGTCCCGGGTCTCGGCCTGACCTATGACGGCGTGACCGAGAGCGTGGACGCGACCGTCGAGGCCATCAAGAAAGCCGCAAAGGCGCAGGCTGATTCGGAGTACAAGGCCGAGCAGCAGCAGACCTACGTTGACTTGCTGAAGGAACAGAGCAGCCTTGAGCAGCAAATCGCCGAGGCGGAGGCGAACCTCGATGCAGAGCGTCAGCGGCGCGGAATGTATCAGGACGACGTCACGGGCGACTGGGTCAAGGGCATCTGGACCGAGGACAGTCCATGGATTGCGTGGACTTCCGACATCGACGAGTACAAGAAATCCCTCGAGGAACTGCAAGCCGCCTACGACGAGAACCAGCAGACCCTCTCCGACATCGAGGGCGAGTGGCGCGGCGTTGCACAGGCGGTCGAGGATGCGCAGAACCAGACCGTCACCTATGACGAAGCTGTTAGCATGGCTACGAGCTCCGCGCAGTCTGCTCTCGACGAGCTGACCGCAGCTTACGACAAGGCTTACCAGTCCGCCCGCGAGAGCATAGAGGGCCAAATCGGTCTGTTCGACACGATGAAAACCTCGTCGGAGCTTTCCGTCAGCGACATGGAAAAGGCCATGCAGAGCCAGACGGACTACCTCAACCTCTACTCTGAAAACCTCAAAAAGGCCGCAGAATACGGCCTCGATGATGGCCTGATTAAGTCGTTGAGCGATGGCAGCGAGGAAAGCGCAGGCTACATCAACGCCATCATCCAGAATATCGAGAAACTGGGCGGCAGCACCGAGGGTATGCCCGCAGCAGCCTCCAAGTTCGTGGACGAGTTCAACTCCAAGTTCGAGGAGACCACAAAGGCGAAGGACGCCTTTGCAGACAGCGTTGCCAAGATGGAGACCGACTTCGACGAGAAGATGGGCGAAATTGAGCAGACGATGGTCGGCACGGTCGAGAAAATGGAGATGACCGACGAGGCGGCAGCGGCAGCGAAAGCCACCATTGAGGCTTACTGCAATGCTATCCGCTCCATGACTGGCGAGGCCGGGAGCGCGGCGCAAGCCGTCGCAAACGCGGCTGCCGCTCACCTGAGCACCACACCCAGCACGACAGTCTCGGGCCATGCAAACGGCACGCTGTCCGCACCGGAGGACGTCTACATCGCCGGTGAGGAGGGCCCGGAGCTTATTGTTGGAGCAAGAGGCTCCGAAGTATTCCCCGCGCAGGAGACCGAAAAAATCCTGTCGGCGGTTGGAGGCGACGAGACACCCGTTTCGACCGAAAACTCTGCGGCATTTAGCTCTGGCGGCCAGTCTGCTCCATCCGAAGAAGGTGGAGCAGACCGCAGCGAGAAAAGAATCATCCTTGAAATCAATGGCAGCGGCTCCATTGACGCAACAGGAGCGGACGAGGATACAATCCTTGATGTTCTGACGCGCCATGTGAAGCCGGTCCTTATGAACATCATTAAGGGCGAGATTTTTGAGGAAGGAGACCTTGCGTATGATTTTTAAGAGTAACCGGCAGCTCTGGCTTACGCACGACGGCGAGCGGGAAAAAATGCAATTTCCTGTTTTGCCAGAGAAGTTCAGCGTCAGCCTCGGAACGAAGAACACAAGCGTCACCATCAGCGGCCTCGGTGAAATTATTATCTTGCAAGACCGTCCGGCGGTCGAGGTTTCATGGGACGGCTTTTTCCCGGCAACCTATTTCCCGGGACTTCAAACCC